GCAATTGCTGCTTCTTCCAGCTTGATCTTTGTGATGACTTCTTTAACTTTGTCATCGATCCGGACCATTTCAAGAGTATATCTATCATTAGACAGATGCTCCTGTTCCCACTTCAACTCCAAGGACCTTTTTTGTTTGTATAGGTCTTGTATCATCAACAACCTCCTCATAGGTTATTCTGTTTACTCGGTCATCATATGAATTTCCGAGATATTCCCATTTTATACTCTTTTCTCCCAATTTGTCAAGGATTGATTCTTCAAGAGAAATAGCATTATCTTCTGCAAAAACATTAAATTTTGCATAATGATCGTATGCCCATATTTTGACTATAAAATTTTTCATGAATCCCACCATGTTATTTGTTGAATGTGGCCGAACTATGTCCGGCCACAAAAATGTTTAACTTTGCTTACGCACCTTCGCAACCAAAGATACCTCTATAGTCAGATGCGCCAAAAGCGTATCTTTCTCTAGCTTTGTATCTAACGTTGCCAGTATCGAAGTCCCCTTCCATTGAAGTTGTCAATGGAGTTCTTGAGAACATCTTCATACCATTTGGAACGTCCGTAATAATGTACCAAGAATCAGCATCAGTTAAAAAGTTATTAACTCTGTAACCTTGTGGGATCATTCCCATACTGTTGATTGCATTGATGTCATTATCAGCAGTTTGAGTTCTACCTTGAGATTTCATCAATCTCTCAGCGTTGAACTGATTCGCAGAAGGAATTATCATTTTAACTCCTTTAGCTGCGATTCTTAAACCTCTCTCATCAGTCATAGCTGCGATGTCAATCAAAGCTTGTTCTAATGAAGTTTCGTTTAAGTCTGCTTGAGTTGCTAAAGTATTACTTACAGTACCCGCGATAGTTGGGTGTGATGTAGAAAGTAAGTTAACGCCGTCACCTGTTTGGAACGCTGATGCCGCGGCTACGCCGGGTAAACCATTGTTCAAAGGTGCTGCACCTTTAACTTCTTTAGCATTGGACATAGATCTTGCAAGAGCTTTTGTGTATCTAGAAGAAAGTCTGTCATAAAGGTTGTCCTCTATTGCTTCTTCTGTGATAGCGAAAGCTAAAGCGATCGTTTCCATTGTGTATCTAGCAGTGTAAGTTTCTTGCGCGTCGTCGTACGCAATTCCTTGACCTTCTGCTTTTACATCTGCGTTAGCGAAACCAGATAACATTACTTCCTCTTCGAAAGCTCTGTCAGATGATTCCGTAGTATAAATCTCAGCATGCTGATTTTCATACCTTTTGTACTCCAGCCCAAATAGTGCATTTAGGCCTGGTTCTAGTTCTTTGACTAGCTGTGCTCGTGATATTGCCATGTTATGCTCCTATATTGTCCAGTCGTTACCAGCAGTAGCTGAGTTACATAAGTACTGACCTAAGTTCTGAGCAAAAACCATTGAGCAGTAAGCTGCTGTTTGGTCATTGTTTTCAGGGTCTTCAGCGTTTCTTATTATTCTCCACTGATTGTTGGTATCGTGGATGTTTCCTATGTCCATTGTGTTAGAACATTGTCCAGAAATTTCACTTCCTGTTGGAACAGCTGCTGCGAAAGATACAGTTCTACCGACATTTGCCTGTGTAACTGCTGCAGAAGTTGAGCCTACGAAAAGTTGAAATGGATTGTCTATTACAAAACAAGTAACATCTTCACTGTTAGCCGGAGTAATAGGTTGGTTGTACCAGTTCGCCCACGTCGGCTTCTGTGTAGTTGCCGCATTGTAGAAGATACCGTTAAAAACACCTATTGTAGCGAAAGTACGAGTGCTTGAAGCTTCCACGATGTATCCGTCTTTCATTCTGACAGAAGCACCTTGAAACAAATCATCAGTCATACCTGCGTCTATGTAGTATTTGCCTTGGCCTTGAGTAGCTGGTGTTGAACCAACAGTACCCTGAGCAATCAAACCAAATCCTGCGCTGTTTCTATTTGCCATAGTTATTACTCCTTATGAACCTGCCGTCGTTAAACGGCCTCCAGTTCGGTTGATATTATTTCGGTAGTTTTTAGAATTACTTCTTAGTACCACCGAAAGTGTGCTTAGAATTTCTATCAATTTTGATAGGCATTCTCTTATCCTGATCCTTCAGTAAGTCGGTTTCTACTGACTCATCTTGACCTTCAGTTTGTTTTCTCTGATAGTCCATACGAGCCTGCGCGAGTTCTTCAGGTATCCTTGCCAGGAGAAGGCCACCTACTCCAATCACTCCAGCGTATTTTCCGTCTAGCACAACAGGATATTGTTCTGAATCATATTCGTCAGCTCTCACTAACTCATAACCAGATCTCAATCTACCGTGAATATTTTTGGTATCGTTGAAACCCATTGACTCAGCTCTAATCCATCTGTGCCTAAAGCCGTCAGGCGCTGGTGGTGCATCTAGAGAAGATGGTGGCTTGTACTCTTTAGGCCTTTCAGTTTTTGACCGAGTAACAGCCGCACGAGAAGTTTTATTTTCGTCTTTTTTCATACTATGCTCCTTCCGTGAGTTTTAGTTGTTTAGCATACTCTTCGAGTGGCACTCCTAATTTTTTAGCTATTGCTACTTGTGAGGAAGTGAGTCTCACTTGTTTGCGACCAGGTTTTGAGCTTCTGTTAGCCGAAGCTACCGACTGAACGGCCCTGTTCGTTTGCTTAGTTTCATTATTACCAAATTTGTGCCCGAAGTCAACTCTAATCCTTTTATCAATCTCTTCGTAATATTCGTTTGATTTAGGATCGTAGCCTTCTTTCTCCACTAGATCTTTGTGAATTTCGAACGCAGTAAATGTCATAGCTCTATCTGTTCCGAACCATCTATTTTTTGCAGCCCAATCTTCAGCCATAGGATCAGCTTGAGGCATTTGTTGAGGGGTTTGACTTGGTAGGTTTCCACCGTCAGACAGTTTAACAGGTGTTTCCTGTTCAACTGGCTTTGTTTCTTTTCTTTGCTGAAGTTTAGCGTTCTCGAAAGCTAACTCAGCAATTTTTTTATTTGCTGCTACTTGAGCTGTTGCATCACCTGCTTCAATGGCTGTGGCTAATTGTTGTTGAGCCATATCCATTCCAGATTTTACACTTTCTTCAAATTTAGCAGTGTAATCAGAATCGACTTTATTAAATCTTTCCTGATCTAGTTTTCTTTTCTTTTCGATTGCAGCAGCATATTCGACAGCAGCAGCTTCTCTTCTTTCTGCTTCTCTCATTTTACGCGTAAGTTTTGCAATTCTAGCTTGCACACCTTTACTGTAATCTTCTAATTTTTCATCATCCTTTTTTTCTATTTCTGCTTTTTCTTCTATTATTGTTTCTTGTTTTGTTTCTTCTTCTTTAGGAGCAGTATCAACTACTGCTTCATCTTTTTCTACAGCAACTTCAACTTCGGTC